TTTCATTCCCGTATTGGGAGGGATCGTATAGTATAGATTGGGGAATTGGGGCCCGATACCTGCATCTACGATTAGGAACTTTGATACATGTAGTGCCTCCTCATTGCCCTGAATAGTCCAGGACAAAGCGTCACCTGCTGAACAGCCACTATAGTCAAAGGAGACATTAGTGACAACTGTGTAGAACCTGTTAGGAGAGATAAAATCCAACAGGGTTATGCCTCCTGCTTGTAGTGCTTCTTGTCCAGACCAGGCGAACATGTGATCACCGAAGAAATTAAGGGCCGGCCCCGTCGAAAGTGTCATTAGTCAACCTTACCGTATATTCTGCCGGTTAGTAGAGTACTTGTTAAGCGACTTGCAGAAGCACCATCACTTTCAACGAGTACTTCAACTTCAGTATAAGGAGGTATTATTATTGGGTTAACTATACTAGAAGGCATGTCCTCCGTGCTAGTATCAAGTTTGACAGCACTAACATTAATTCCATTCAGTGTTAGAGTAAATGCAGTAATGTTTCCATCACTGGTGGCTGAAGAAGCTCCATTAAAGGTGAATTCTCCAACAATATAATAACTACCACTAGTAAACTTTAACCTAGTAACCTCTGAAGCAGTTGCTCCCGTGGATCCTGCATAAGCATAGCAGTGATCCCCAATTATATTAAGACTTAAACCTGCCGAGGCTGTATTTTGCGGTCCATAACCAACGCCTTCAGGCATTGTTAAATTTACTCGAACTGAATCGTGCAGCTTGAGTCAATCGTGGCGTTTGTGGTGACAGCAATTTGAATATCCAAAGTATTACCAGAAGTTACGCCTAGGGCGGTCTTTTCCTGCATAACGCAGTTAGCTACTCCAGTTCCACCACTTGCGGCTTGTGCGATCGCTGGACCCATAAAGGTAGCATCTCCTTCCTGGAGTGCTGTACCTGTTAATTTGAATCCTGAACAGAAGTCTGCTCCAGTTCCAACGCTACTAACTCCCATTGATATAGAACTTATTTGCGATACCCCAGAAGGTACTACCAAACTTAGGCCTGAACTTGCGAACTGGCTGGTCATGCTCTGAAAACTGGTCGTTGCAGAAAGTGCAGACGAAGTCCTCGTTACGACAATTGACATGTGTATTTTATCCTCCGAACGCGTCTTTGACTGGTGTCATAGCGCGAACTTTTATGGGCCCCAAGGACGCCAAAACGGGCGAACCCCTTGAGAAGGAACGTACGGCGGCCTTTGCCAAGAACGCACCTACGAGGGTCTTGGTTATAGCCTGTTTATTTGATTGAGCAGACTTGGATAAAGTCGTCAATCCTGTGTTAAGATCGCCTGCAAGAAAAGACTTCATTGCCGAACCTGCATTTGTCTGTGTTAAGAGTGCTAACGCAGCTCCCGTTTCAATTACATTTATCCCAAATTGGCGAGAAGGTTTCCTTCTTGCTCTGCCTCGACGTCTTACCATGCCCCTCTTAGGGGAATTATCTATTTAAGACTTAGGCAATATATAATCGCAACCATGACAAACAGTAAATCGATTAGCATTAGTCGCGTTACACTTAGGACAAGACCACGTTTCATACTGTCTTTTAAGATTGTTTAACATGGCATTGATAATATAGGACTCTTTCTTTCCCTCATTCTTAGCATGCTCAGCTAACCAGGTATAGAGTTCATGATCTATCGTAAAGGTCTTACCGACTTTACCCATTATTTCACGCACCACTTAGAGCCACGCTTATGTCGAGGCATATCACAACAAAAACAAAAAGGCTTTTTGCTCATTTGTTGATCCTCTTTGCTAATTCTTCAGGAAAAGCATAGGCTTCTAATTTATCAATTATCATTTGATAACCTGTGGGGGTTTTGTCCTCGGTATATTCTACCAGGATGGCTTTCAGGGCTAACACTTCTCTTATTCTTACTAATTCTTCATATATTGGATAGTTATCTAACATTTTATCTCTCCAAACCCAAAACAAGGAACCCCTATAAATAATATTATGATTATCAATAAGAAAAGAAAAGAAAAGAAAACAAAAAAGTTTTCTAGAACCCTACGTACCTAGTAAAAAGGGTAATTGTAATATTATTCTAGCTATTTTAGGCCTAGTCCAGGGCTCTTCTGGGGCTGTTTTACCCCTACTTCGGTACTGTTTTGGCCCTTTAGTAGCCCTTCTAAGCCACTTCTTTTCATTAACATGTCCGCAACGAACCCCATGATCGGACTCTCTTTAGTTATTGCGTTAATTGTACTTTGACCTGTAGCATCGTCCACTTTTTTAGATGCTGCACCCAGGGAACCAAAAAAAGAAGACTGGAAGTTCTCAAGCATCTCGTGAGTTCGGCCTTCGATTTCATCTACTATGGGTTCCAGAATTAATAAGAGATCCTCATCACTATCAGATGATTTCGCCCATTCAACCCATTTATCCTTACTCAGTTTGGCGATATAATGACTTATTCCAAAATAGAATAATGACCAGGCGATAAAGTATGCCAATAGTTCTAATGCTGAAATAACCACTTACAGGCCCTTTGGCCTAAGGCCGAGGACTGACGGCCCCACTAATTCAAAACCCTTTGGAAGTAAAAGGGGGGTTTGACCTATTGAAATGGTTATTTTCTTCGCTATCGGTTTCGCAGCTTCTGTAATCCCCGCGTCCTGAGCCAATTTCAATAATGCAAGCACCGCGCCTAAATTCATTTAAATAACTCATCCCATAATTCTTTAACTGTAATACCTACAGGGGCTCCGAATCTTGGAAGTTGTACATCTCCTATCCTCTTTTCCCCGACAACCTGTTCAGCCGCCAATGTGCTTAAACCTGCGGGCCCCAACAGCGATGCCTTGTAGATTTTCCCCCATGTCAGTTCGTCGGTAACAATCCCCTGTTCTTCGGCGGCCTTTCTAAACAGATTAAATAAAATGGGCGTTGCTGCCGCAAGTGCCGCAGCACCAATCAATAGGGGTGTATTTTGGTTTCCTAAAAATGTATTGACATTTTCATGTCTTCTATGTCTGGATAAAGCGTCACGTTCGCCAAGTGTCAATTTAGTGATCTCTACGTCATCGGGTACAGCTTCGTAAAGTGGACGGCCCATTATTTCCTCTTCTTTCTGCCTGCAGGGGTTTTCCTGAACGCTACGGCAAGCTTCTTTAGATTAGGCGAACCCGATCTTAATCGGAAGCGTGGCTTCTTGGCATTCGCTTTAATAAATTTATTCCAGGCTGACAGTTTGCGTTTTGGTTTTCTTCTTTTCTCTTTGATTTCGGAAATAAATACATCAGTGCCAGGTGATCCTAATTTCATCCCGCAACCAGGACAATAGTTCATTGGCATTAACTTACCTGCTTTCCTTCTAGGACAACGGTCATTAATCCAGTAGGGCCTTGTGCCAGGACTTTCATTCCCGTATTGGGAGGGATCGTATAGTATAGATTGGGGAATTGGGGCCCGATACCTGCATCTACGATTAGGAACTTTGATACATGTAGTGCCTCCTCATTGCCCTGAATAGTCCAGGACAAA